CTGTTAGTGTGCCTGAGTTCACGCGAAAAATATCCGCTAAGCCATTTGTGCTGTCCCCCGTTATGCCGTTGTTGCCTTGGAAATATCCCGCTCCCCCCGGTGCCGGGACGGCAGACGTCCAGATTGTTCCGTTAGACGTCAAAAGATTCCCGACCGCGCCCGCGGCCGTCAGCCCTGTCCCGCCATCTGGAGTGCTAACTGGAGAAGCTACGCCAGCAGCAGCGAACGATAGATTGCCGTTTGCATCTGTGACAAGCGCTTGACCTACAGTGCCGTCGACATCTGGAAAGGATATTTCGGCGTCACCTATTTTAACCTTTTGGTTTCCCTTGCCTTTTAACTTCAGTGCGGTGTCAGTGCCGGTCGAAGCCTGAACCAAATCTGCTCGTAATGTTGACATCTTGCTCTCCGATTAGATAATCACACAGGTTCCTTGACAGTCCAGAACCACACCAGAATCCACGTCTAACGGGCCTGCTACACTTGCATTCGTGGAAGTTTCAATTGTAGTGCTGACATCCATGTTAGTGTTGTTGACTCTGAATAGATCTTTTTTCCCGTTTTGAAGATCGCCGTGAGTAGTGCCAGAGCCAATAAAATATCCGGCGCCGCCTATGGACCCCCAAGACGAAGCGCCATAACCTTCGAATTGCCCCAGACTTGCATTGAATCTTAGGTATCCGCTGGCACCTGTCGGGCGCTGGGCCGTGGTCCCGGCAGGCATATACGCCGCGCCAGTGCCGGTATTCTTCTCGACAACGGTGGCCGAAGATAGAGCGGCGACTTGCCAAGCTGAGCCGTTGTACACCCTGAGGTTATTGACGGTTGTATTGAAGTACATGTCTCCGGCGGTGAGGGCATCTCCATCGTTGTCTAATGTTGGGTCAGAGCTTTTCGCACCCAAGAAAGTGTCATCGAAATTATCAAGCGCTGCTTCAGCCGCAGTCTTCGCAGTCTCCGCTGCTGTCTGCGCTGTTTCAGCTGCGGTCTTGGCTGTCTCGGATGCGGTTTTTGCTGTGTCTGATGCAGCTGCCGATGTCGCGCTTGCGGTTGCGCTGGCAGCCGATGCTGTAGCTGAAGTAGAAGAATTTGTGGCTTGAGTAGCAGCGGTGCCGGAACTTGATGCGGCAGCAGTAGCACTAGCGGCACTTTTTGCAGCATGATGGAGTGATGAATAACCTGATCCATCTACGGCTGAATCTTCAGCCTGTGTCGCCCAATCCTTTGCAGACCCATCGCCAACCGTCGTACCTAACGCCCATTCCTTTGCGGCGTAATTTGTGCCGTCTACAGTAGCGCCAGTTGTCTGCGCCCAATCTTTAGCAGACCCACCAAGTGTCGCTCCTGTCATCGACGAGCCTTGCGCCCAATTTTTAGCAGAGCGGTCGTTAGTTCCTGCGCCGTTTACTTGGTCAGTATCCTGCGACCAAGATTTAGCACTGCCACCAGTGGTGGCCGCAGTGCCAATAGCGTATTCTTTCGCGCTGTATTCTGAGGTATCAACTGCTGCACCAGTTGTTGTAGCCCATTCCTTTGCGGCTCCCTTGCCAGATGTTGTTGTGACACCTGTGCCGCCGATTGCGTATGCTTTGGCTGAGTAATCTGTGGAGGATATTTGGCCGTCCGTCTTGCTCGCCCAGTCCTTGGCCTCGGATACGTCTACAATTTTTGTCGTGTTGGAACTGGCAATAAAGGCTGCTTCATTTGCGTAGGTTGCACCGGCAGAAAGGCCGGTGACAATGTAGACGTCTTTGGCAGCTACAGTGACTATATCGAAATTCTGGTATGTGTTGCTACTGTTGAAGACACCACGCTGACCGAATAGATAGGTGACGTCTGTCCAGCCGGTAGATGGCCCAGCAAACTGGCCGACACGAACTTGGAATTTATCAGTGGCGGGGTCGAGCCTGAATTCAAAGTTGTCTGAGCGGAAAGCCCCGGAAGCAGCCGGGTCGAACAAGTCTCCCAGAAGATCGTAGACTGTGCGGTCCCCAATCTCCATTGCCTCCATATATGTGTCTAAGATCCACTCTCCTGTCTTGGAGGAAACAAATCTTAGTTGTTCGCCTGTTGGTCTGGTTTCAGCCATCGTCGTAGTAACCCATTTCTTTCATCATTCTAATGAGTTTTACTTTAGTTAAAGCATATCTGTCGTCCGGTTTATCGGCAGCAATTGCTTTTGCTTCTGCTACTGACAGCTTTAATTTGGCTATCTCCTGCTCGAGTAAATTTATACGCGAGCAGCAGTTGTCTGTTCGGACAACACACTCTGTATCTACCACCGCGCAAGCAGCGTCGACGTAATCTGCTGTGCGCTGATTAATCTCCGGGCGAAGTGCCGCCTTTACAGTTGCACTCATGCCGCTTCTCCCATTGGTATCAGGTTGCCCTTTTGAACTTCATTGTCTACTTCTGCAGCTGGGCGTACCGACGCACCACGCATTTTCTCCATCATGGCTACTTTCTGACTTGGGGACTCTCCCATTTGTCGCTCTTCGTCTGAGATTCGGAAGCGGTCCAAGTCTGTAATACCCATAGCACGTATTGCTTCCTCTGCTATCAGGCCAGCTTTGTATTCCATGTTAAGCCCGGTCTGGTTCATAATCTGAAGCATATTCATCCATGTCTCTGCATTACGGGTCGGTTCAATCGGGAGAGTGCCATCAATTACTAGGTAGTCTATTTCTCCTTGCAGATCCTTAGACACATCATAATCCAGATAGCCTTCTTTTGATTTTGGCATCAATTGCGTAGGTGTGGTATATTGATCCAGTTTTATAGATCCTTTCATTGTCAATGCATCCTGAATGTTACCAACCATCATTCGCACGAGCGGCCTTACTGTGGTCGCTGACATAATTCGGGCAAGCACTCCAAGACGCTGTGAACCCAGCTGAGTAAGTCTTGCTATTTCTGTTGCTGTTCTTACATCTGGAGTAGGAATGCCCTGCTGAGCGTCTGAAGCTGCTGATACTCGCTGTTTCAGTTCAGACATTGCAGCAATATCATTGAAGTGACCTCTGGTTACATCTGGGATTTCGGCAATGAAAACACCGTCACCCGGCTTAACTCCGGGGAGCGTTCGTACAACACCCCACGGATTCCTGTCGATAAGATCAGGAATGGAAACCTGAGTCGGATCAACAAAAATCAGGTTGTTTAGTGCCGCTGAAATATTGTCGATACGCGAGCGCATAAGGTACGTCGCAATATCGTGCATCGGCATCATTATGTCATAAAGAGATTGGCCGTACGTCTTGTGGGAGTCTTGGTACAGGCCGCCGATAACAATCGGGAATTGCTGGCCGTACGGATTCAACTGGAATCTGATTACAACGTCTTCGTCTAAGATGGATATGATTAACCAGATTTGGTCAATCGTTGGGATATTAATTTCATGGCCAGACAGGCGGACCCAAGCCTCGTCGACAATACGGGCATCGCCAAGAGTGAAGTAGGCGTGGGCACCTTGGCCTCGCTGGTGGGGCTGTGCTGGGTCGATGGACAGTCCCTTTCCTTCTTCTGCATGAAATCTATGTCCCTCCCACGCAGCTTTTGGCGGCGATGTTCTATGTTGAAGTTCAGGTCGTTCCTTTAGTTTCGGATATAAATTACTGAAAGTAAGGGCGTTGTAGGACATGAAGTCTGAGAAGACGATGTACTGCATGTCCTCCCAGTCGCCCCAGTTAACTCGTGGGTCGGGGAAACAGCGACGTGGATCAAAATTTATAATTTTGTTTTGGTTAGTAGCGCTGTCCCAAATCATCTTGGTTGGAGCAAAGCCGTATCTGACACTGTCCAATAGCATTTGCGCTAGGCGGGCCTCGCCCGCCGAGCGTCTCATTTGTTGATGAAGAACCCTCTCAAGGATGAGAGCAGCGTCTCTGCTTTCCCTATTAAGACCCTCAAGCTGGAACATAGGATTACGGCCACCCAAAGCAGCCATGAGATAGGTAAGCACAGTATCCGCAATAGCCCTCGTATCAGCAATAACAGCCTTTTCGCGGAACTCTGTAGTATCAGGGGGAACATAGACATCATGCGCTCTATCCGCCTCTTTCCAATGGGAATAACGCCCTTTGATTTTAAAGTAAGACATATCTACCATTGACTTCACATAGTCAACGATCCGTCTTTCTTGCTCTTCTGATAGAAGATCAGCTATGTCTTCATAGCCTACGATTTTCTCTGCAAACTCAGACAAATCAGCAATAACGCCATCCGTTGGCGGGCTTTGATATCCGCTTCCGGTGTACGTTGTTTTCTTTTTGTTGGCCATGCGTTATTTCTACCCTTTACGATTTAGGAGGTCGTCCCGCTAGATTCCCCAGCCACTAAATTTGGGGATATCTTTGTTCACCCTCTCCCGTAGAGAACTTCCAAGAGAGTCATGTAGGGAATTAAGAGACTGTGATGTGTCTGTCATCATCTCAAACATCTCAGGACTCATGGATGTTCGGGAGAGAACATCTATGGTTATTGTCATTGCGTCTACTTGGTCGTCGTACATGCCGTTCGGGAATGTCACAGTCTCGTCCATGAAGTCGTCTATCCACTTGGCATTCTCTGGGAGAAAAACTCTGCCCCCTTGTATGAGAGGAAGGATAGCACTTACACGACTGACTTTATCGTGGACGACCTTGTAGGGGATTATAGACATGCCGCTCTGGCGCTTTAGTTCTTGGACAACAGACTGCCCACTTGCCTTGTCTTCAACGTAGATTGCGCGCAGGGCCTTGCCCCTCCACCTGTTGTTTAATTGGATAAGACGCTGCTTCAGTTCTGGGAAATCCCATTTGCCACGCATGACATCAATAATGTAGATGTCGCCATTTCTGTCCAGACCGCCTATTACAAAGGCGGAGTAGTCTGATGTCTCTGTTTTCTTGAAGGCTGTATCAACTCCGATGACTACAGACATAAAATTTTCCGGCTTCAAATCTTCCGGGTAGAATCTCCACCATTCTGACTTGATTAAATTTCCGCCCTCTATATATGGGCGCTGTTGATACAGGCTTGCAAATTCCCTTTTGTTAAGTCGCTCTCTTCTTTTTAAATCTTCAAGGGGGAATCTCTCAGGCCATAAAGCGTGTTCCTCCTCCTCATATATATGTCTCTTGCTGGCAGTTACTTTATGGAGAGAACCGGGTTCCATCTTCTGAGGATGGCCCTCTGGCAAATCTACCTTGGAAATCTTCTTCCCCTTTGATACACCCACAGCCGGGAAATTAATATGCTTCCATCTCCCCTCTCCCCAATCTGCTGTTTGCATCAAACGACCAGCAAGATCATCAGGATGCCATCTGGTCAGGATTATAATTTGTTTCGGTGGGGTGCCATCCGGCAGAGGCTGTAGACGAGTTGCTAGTGCAGACGTGTAGTAGTTCCACGTCTTGTTTCGCTGAGTCATAGACTCAGCGTCTTCCCTAGACTTGATTGGATCATCAACAATCAGAAGATTGGCAGGACGACCTGACGTGGTGCCACCAACACCGACACCATAGTATGTCCCACCTACATCTGTACGCCATACGTCTGCTGCCCTACTGTCTTGGGATAGGACGAAAGACGGGAAAACTTGACTGA